CGATGTACTCCGGCGGCGGCTCGCCTACGCCTGTCCAGAGGTAGGTGGCGAGCCGCTGCCGGAGTTTTTTAGGCTACCCATTGCCGCATTGAGCGCTTCAATAACCTGCGGCATCAGCGTCAGCGGCCGGTTGCGCACACCGCCCTCGACGATGCGGTCGAGTAACTCGACCAGTTCGTCAGCGTTCAACGCGCCCTCACCGGCCCGCATCAACCGCGGCAGGTCGTCGAACGTCAAGCGGTCAAGGTTAACGCGAATGTCTTCGTTCATCATGAGATCAGCGACCGCGTGACGTCGGCCACGCGCACCGTGAATTCGATCAGCAGCGGGTCGCCCCCCACCTCACCGACGGGGTAGCCAAACGCGGTAACGCGGCCCTCAGACGTGGTGTAGCGCGCTTGACCCGTCGCGCCACCACGCGGCGACCACCTCACGTAGAACGCGGTTCCACCTTCGTACGCGCCGCGCGCGATCTCAAACGGCTCGCTTGTACCCTCCGAGTAGACAGTTTTCACTGTCACCTCCAGCGGCTCACGCTTGCCGAATGTGATCAAAGCGGTGTCACCGTCAAACGTATAGACTTCACCGGTCTGCCGGTCGCCACCGCCGACCTCCACGGACGACGCGGCGCCGCTGATGTCCGTCCAGGTCGTGCCGTTGGTGGAAATCTCTACTTTGCAATCCCGCAGGCTAATCGCTGCTGACAGTTGTGTCATCGGTCACCTCCTGCTGTTTCTTCTGCCGCGCGGGCGCGATAGGTTCTATTGCGCCAACGCGGATTAGCATCTCTACGTCCTCTGGCGTCAGGTGCGGGAAGTCCACCGTCTCGCCAGGCTGCACATAACGGTCATCTTTGCTGTGCCACAGTAGCACTCTTGCTCTGTACATCACCCTCTCACCTCCACCGTCGCCACAACCGCCCAATAAGCAGCCTCGGCGACCGCTACCACGTCCTGCCGTATGCTCCAGGTCAGCGGTGCTGGCCCGACGCGCGCCGCGGCCAGCGCCTCGGCGAGTGCATCCATCATCTCCAGCGTCGCGGCAAAACTCGCCTCCACCGTGGACTGCGCCACCGGTATCACCGCGATGACCACATCCACACGGAGCACCGGCCAGCGTTCGCCGGTGAACACTATTGGCGGCCCGCTTTCACCTTGCGGCAACTGTACCCACAGCGCCGGCAAGTCCGCCGCATTCAGCGACGCCGGCGGGTGCGCGAACCTGCGCTTCACGCTGGCAACGTTCAGCGCAGCCAGCGCAGAGGCGACTTCGACGTACCTCATAGCACACTCCGGTACGGCTCAAGTAGCACGCGCACATCAGATGGTATTCCCGCCGGCACGGTGATGACACCAGAGTCTGGCAGCGCAGTGACATCAAACACCTGGGCGTCGCGCTGCCGGTACATGTAGCCCGCCCATCGCACGGTCGCGTGTACGATGTCTGCCGGTGGTGTCGTACTCCAGCCCCACAGACCGGTGACCGCGATGACGCTGCCACGCCAGCCTGCAAGTCGCATAATGGCATAGTAACGCGGGCCGTTGCGCGGTAGCAGCGCACAGCCGTTCAGGTCTGCTACCACACCATCAATGGTGATCTGTGTAGCCTCCAGCAGCGGCGCGTCCAAGTGCAGCGTTGTGGCTTCCACCGACTCCGCGCTATATAGCCGCGTCTCGTCAACGTCAGCGAACCAGCGCCGCGTGTACGCGTCCACCGCAGCGGTCGCACGCTCCAGCAGTGACGCCAGCAGCGCGTCGTCTGCATCGCTGCCAACACCGAGGTATGCCTTGAGTTCCGACACCGTTGCGTAGGCCATGCCGCCTCCTGGGTTGGGGCTGGGGCGGCAAGCCCCGGCCCCTGGGTTGTTACGACGCTTTCATCTTGAGAATCTTGAACGCCGGCGCCATCAGCACACCGCCGGTCAAGAACCAGTAACCAGCAAACCCAACCAGGCCGTTGGCCGCGTACAACTCATCGAGGCGCTGCACAGTCATCTGCCCGTGCTGGCCAATGGCGTAGTACGAGAAGTCGCCGAACACAATAACTTTTGCATTCGCGGCAATGGTCGGCATGTCGTTGTTCGTGATGACCGGTCGGCCCAGCAATCGGTCAGGCTGGCCCGCCTGCAAACCAGGTTGCCAGAGGTACTGATCGTTGCTGTCCTTAAGCACACGGAGATGCATGGCCGTGCTGTCGTGCATCATCCAGACCGCGTTGGCACGCAGGCCATAATCAAGCGAGTGGTACAGCGCAATGATCTCGTCGGCAGTGATGGCGTTGACCGCTGCGGCGGTTACACCTACCTGCCCGGTAGTCAAAACGCCCTCGGGCTGCGCCACGCCGCTGCCGTTTGTGTAGTAGTAGTTCTCGGCAGCGGCGAATGCGTGAACGTAGTCTGGCTGCAAGATTTCACGCCACACGTCGAAGTCGCTGAACGTCATCACGTGTTGCGATACTTGATTGATACGCGTGAACAGATACGCCGTGAGTTGCGTGTTGTTCAGCGTCGGATCGGCCTCGTTGAAGGCGGCTCCTTCCGCTGCGATCTCGGCGCGCGCCATCGGCGAAATCGTGCGCACGTTCATGGTCAACGTCGGCATCTCGATGACACGCGCGCCGGCCTCGCGGAACACGCTGCGGCGGCGCACACCGGCGACCAGCTCACCATAATAACCTGACGGCACAACGTATCCGCCGCCGATGGTGATGTCCTTCGCGGCGTCGCGCACCGGCCCGCCGACGCGCAACCACGTCTTGAACGCCTTGCCTGCATCTTCCTCCGACGCAGGCGCAGCGTAGCCGACCTGCGGCGTGGCGGTCAGCCGCTTCGCTACGGCGTCGGCCAGTTCATCCATGTTGATGGTAGTCATTTCGTTTTCCTCCTGTTGTCCCTGCTCGACAGGGATGTTGATATGTGTCTTCATCGCTCGCAGTTCGGCGACGCACAAAGTACGCGGCTCGCACGGAGTCGGCGTCAGCGACACCTCCACCACCGGCCACGACCGGAGCACGCCTCCGTCGCGCCGTACTAGGTGGCTCGCCGATCCACTGGAGTAACCCAGCGCCCCGGCTTCCAACAGCGGGCGCACGAATTGCTCAACGTACTCGTTGTGACGGTCTAGTTCTGCCTCAACCCAGACGCCGTAGTCGTCGGCGCGGCGGCTCGCGACGCGGCCCAATGCCGCGTCCTTAACCAAGGGATGTAGCGTGTGATCGTAGAACACCGGAGGACGGTAACCGTCGTCCAACCAGAGTTGCGTCTCCGGCGTGAACGTGTCGCCTGCCAGGTCTTTCCCACCGTACACCACCGCGTAGCCGCCGACGCGCAATACGGCGTCGGTCTCGGCCAGCAGTTTGACTGCCTTCTCCTCTACGCGCACCTCGCGCAACTCGTCGCGCTCTTCTTGCGTCAGTTTGATTTCCACGTCCTCCATCTCACCTCCTTGTGCCGCTCACTGGTCTTGCGCGGTAGCGCCAACCGCTACCCTGCGCGCTCAACCTGCAAGCAACTTGTGTATCGCGTCCGTAACGATTTGCGATATGACGCCGCTGTCGCGGACGCGCTTCACCGCTTGTGCATCTGTAATCCAGCCGGTGTCGGCGTGGAACGGTTGCTGCCGCTGCGCCGACTGGACATACGGCGCGTAGGTCGCCCGCGTGCCGACCACTGCGCTGATACTGCCATGCCGCGCCGTTGCCCACGATTTACCCAGTTGTTGGCTATGCGGGTCGCTAACTCTCACGTACGGCCCCAGCCCGCGGCGCGTCGCGAAGTACGCTGCGCGCTGGCGCTTGCTGGCCCAGCGCAGCGGGTACTTCGGCATTGGCGGGTAGACCGCGATGGTGCCGCGTATCTGCTCGCCGATGGCGAACGTCGCCGCGCCGATGGCACGCGGCAAGTCAGTGCATGCACGTCCTATTACGCGCACCAAACGCTCCAGCCCCTCAACGCGGACGTTCGTCATCGCTGCCTCCCTGCGTATTGCAGCACCGTCCAGCATCGGCAGTTAACGTGAGCCGGCGGCCCGTCGGGGAACTGCTCGGCCCACACCGTCTCCTGTTTGTCGTGGAGCGGCCCGCAGATCGGACAGACGCGCTCGTCATGCGCCGTCTGCCAGATGCGCGTCATCCGCAACCCGTGATCCGCGAGTAGCCGCTGATAGAACA